AGATCTGCCAGCGACAATAGGCGCATGGGCAGAGCTTGTCTGCGATGGCTCAACGTGGATCATAGTGGCCGCAGGAACAATTCCATAATGACCATCTCTACGAGCAACTATACCGTCTCCACGAATGAGCCGCTAAACCATGCCCGCATCTTGTGGGATATGATGACCGGCACTGTCTCTGGCGATGGAACCAATCCGGCTTATGCTGCCAATGACTACACATCGCAGCGATGGGAGCTTGCGCCAGGCTCGAACAACTGGACGCTTGTGGCAGCGGCAGACGTATCTATCGATTGCGTTTTCATTGCAGCGCACAACCTATCTGGCAAGACTGTTACAATATCCACGGCAGCAACAGTCGGCGGTGGTCACACCACTCGCGCGACAATATCGCCTACCGACAACTCGACCATCGCGGTGTTCTTCAATAACGCTGGGGCGCTCTATACCGTCCGCGAAGTTCGAGTGAACGTGAACGATGGAACGGACATCGCCATCGGCATCATCCGTGCGGGCGCTGCATTGCAAATGCCCATTCCGATCTACGGAGGCCATAGGCCGCTCAATCTCAACCGCGTCACGGAAGCACAGCAGCAGTTCTCTGAGACAGGCCAATGGCTTGGGCGCATCATCAAGAGGCGCGCAGTCACCACGTCTTACGATTGGGAATATTTGACAACGGCTTGGTACGATACCTACTTTGAGCCGTTTGCCAAGACGCTGCCATTGCAGCCGTTCTGCATCGCTGGCAATCCGTCCAAGATAACAACCGATGTCGGCTTCGTCTGGACCGACCGAGACGTTGAACCAGTGAACATGGGCATCAAGGCTTATCGATCAGTGAGCCTCGGCGTCACGGGATATTACTGATGACCTTTGCAGCGCGTCCCGTTGAGATTGTCGAGATCATTCAGCCGCTCTGCTCCCGCACGTTCGGCGTCTCGCCGTGCAATGCAACGGGCGACGCTTGTTGGAACACGGATCGCACCTGCAAGTTTCTATCGGCCCTTGATCTGAGCAAGTCACTGACGCTGCGATTCGTCAATGATGACGTTTACGAATGGCAAGATAACAACACCAATCTGCTGACCGAGAATGGCAACACGCTCGTCACCGAAGCGGGCGATCCGTTCCTGATCGATTACATTTACCAGCCCGCACTCGCTATCCCGGCGATGCAGAACTATCAGACGGCTCCGACCGTCCTCAACGTGGCCTCGGGATCGCGTAATAAAAGCCCGCTAGGCTATCGAGCCGTGAGTAATGTCCGTATCAAGGACTTCCCTTGGAATGACGTTGGCACCGATCCCTACGTTTCCACGAGGGCTTATGATCCGAATCAGATCGGCAGCTTCTGGAGCAAGTGGCTTGCCCGCAATCCGTATCACATCGGATACACGCTGAACATCTACGAAGGGCTGATAGGCGAACCGCTTTCAGCCATGACGCAGCGGGAATATGTGATCGAGAAGATAGACGCCGGTCGCAATGGCGTTTCGATCACAGCCAAGGACATCCTGCGAAAGATCACCGACACCAACCTGACGGCACCGTATCTGAGCCGTGGCGAACTGGCCTCGAACATCACGAACGTAGCAACAGCCATGACCGTGGCTGGCGCAACCTTGAGCGACTATCCTACGGCTGGATATGTCAGGATCAACAGCGAGGTGATCCAATATGCCCAGCGTTATGAAACGACCGGCGGCAACATCTATTTCGATGGGCTGACACGAGGCTTGGCAGGAACAACGGCAGCGGCTCAAAGTCAGAACGACCGCGTGCAGCGTGTGCTTTATTATAACGCCACTCCATTCCACGAAATCCTCTATGACCTTCTTGTCAATTGGGGCGGCATCCCCGCGAAATACATCAACTTTACGGATTGGGCGACGGCAAAAACCACATATCGACCCGATTACAATTTCACGGCGTGGATCACCGATCCTGACAAGATTGAAGAACTCTTAGCCGAGGTATGCCTCCAGGCCGTCTCGAATCTATGGTGGGATGAGCGCGTACAAAAGATTCTCATGGAGCCGGTGAGGCCGCAGCCGTCACCTACGCTTTTGACTGATGACGATGCGATTGTTGCTGGCAGTTTCTCAATTGAGGAGAAGCCGGAAGAACGCGCATCTCAGACGCATGTCTACTATTTGCAACGCACGCCAATTCCAAGCGTGACCGAGAAGAGCAACTACTCCCGCGTCTCGGTCTACATCGATGTTCTGAAGCAAGTGCAGTATGGCGGAGAGCCGCAGATCAGGGAATTATTCTGCCGGTTCATTAGCACACAGGCAATCGCCAATTCCTTGGCCCAGACCTATCTTGACCGCTTCTCGGATGTCCGCAAGGAAATCACCTTTGATCTATCGGCCAAGGATGCCGCGAATATCTGGACCGGATCGGTTGTACAGATACGGCATTATCTGGATGTCGATTTCACAGGTGCGCCGCGCGATGGCGAATGGCTTATCACCTCGGCAGAGGTAGCCCGGAACGGCCTGACATATCGCTTCACGGCGGAAGACAACGAAAAGGGCGGCGTGATTTGGTCTTGGCTCACGGATGCTGGGCTTGACGGCAATGGCGTTGCCCAGCCGTGGCGTTGGCTCGATGATAGTGGTAATGATGGAAGCGGAACTCCTCAACCGTATAGGTGGCTTTGATGACGACATGGACGAGCATCTCAAACGCAGCAGTGGCCGTCGGCGGCATCCCGTCCAGCACGACCGTGACGGCATTGCGCGACAATCCTTCGGCTATTGCAGAAGCATCTTCTGGCGCACCTGTCATGGTTTCTGGTTGGCATCCGTATGACAAGGTGACGATTGGCGATGGCAAAACTGGGTTGATCTATGATCACGCAGTGACTGGAACAGTCGCCAATGTGGTGACGCCTGATTTCGTAGATGGCTACGAATACCGCGTTTTGGCTTTGGGATTAAGGCATAACGCTGCCGGGTTTACTGATCGCAGGCTTCAAATGGAGGCATTCAAGCAAACAGATGCAGTATATCGATTGGTCAGACAGTCAGAGCAGGGAACTAATACTCAAGACTTTGGCTATCATGCAGAATTCTATTTTCCAAGACTTGAGAGTACTTCTCATTTTGTCATGACAATGACCTACAGGAATGGCGCATTTAGCTCGAATATTGACGTAGATTCAGCCATGTATGATACGCCAGCACAGAAAATATTGCGCGCTCGCATATCGTTTAACGCTGACAGCATAGCTGCCGGAAAAATCTGGATGTTCCGCCGCCGCGAATACGCCTCTTCTCCGTGAGACAGTGCCATGATTGACGATCAAACACTAAAGGTTCTCAACGCGATTATGCAGTGGGTTATCATGCCCGTGGCTGCGTTCGTGTGGGTCATCTACCGGCAGCAGCAGAAGCACGACACGGCTATCGCGGTGTTGCAAGCCGAGACAGCAACTGCTCGGCTGGCGCACGACCGTGAGATCAAGGAGATCCGCGAGACGAGCCGCGCGATCATGCAGAAGTTGGACAGCATTGAGGAGGCTTTGAGAAAATGAAACTGCCATCATCGTCTCTTGCGAAATTGTGGGGCGTGCATCTTGATCTGGTGCGTGTAGTCAATCGATGCGCTGCCGATTGGAAGGATGCCGATACGGGCTTCATTGTTACCTGCGGATTGCGAACACTTGAGGAGCAAAAGATTCTCAAGGCCAAGGGTGCCAGCAAGACGTTGCGCTCGCGTCACATCCCTGCCGCCAACGGTTACGCACACGCCGTCGATCTGGCTTGCACAATCAAGGGCCAGGTGCGCTGGGATTGGCCGCTGTACGATAGCCTAGCCAAGCGCATGAAGGCGGCAGCCAAGAAGGAAGGCGTGCTGCTGGAGTGGGGCGGGGCGTGGACAAGTTTCAAAGATGGCCCACATTTTCAACTGCCGTGGAAGCAATATCCCGGCACAACAAAAGGAAGTAAGTGATGACAAAAGAAATGGTCTGGGGCGTTGTTCGCGCCGTTCTCGCGGCTGGTGGCGGCTATGTTGTCGGAACCGGAGTTATTGACGCCACCGCCATGAACGAGATCATCGGTGCGCTCGGCGTCATTTTCGCCGCTGGCTGGTCTATCTGGGCCAAGAAGTGAACTGGATCGAGATTGCCGCCATCATCGTGCTGTTGATCGGCATTGGCGCTGGCGGCTTTCTCGTCGCTCAGAGGCCGTCCTTCTGGATCGGACTGGTCACGGGTGCTGCACGGCCCGTTCTTCCTCTTCTTCTGGCGTTATTGGCCAAACGGATGCCTCCTGAGAAGGAACAGGAGTGGCGGGATTGCATCCGCCGTGGCGGAGAGTGGGATCATCATCGGAAGCGGTGTAAGAGGTAAGCCACCGCTCGCCTAGCGTAGCATAGCCAGCGATGTCACGCCAGTGATCGACCTCGTGCGGGTTGCCTGACAGGATGCGCCCAATCTTGCTGGCGATCATCTCCAACGACTCGCGTTGAGGATCATCAAGTTCCTCCCAATTTTTTCCATGACGCATAGCGTCTTTTAATGACTGAGCCATTGTAGACACAGAAAAATAACTGCCGTGGGTTTTCTCGCGTTCGTCTAGGATGTCACTCATCTCTGACCACCTTTACGGTCAGTTTCATTCCGAGGACGTTATAACATGCTTCCAGTTCCGCAACGCGCGGACAGTGCCGCGTTCGCCAGCCCTTGAACGTGTTCCGTGCGATGCCCGTCCGCTCGGCCATGTCGGTGACGCCGATCCGTTGGCTGTTCATTTCTGCGTACAGCCGCCGCACCAGCGGGTGTGCGCGCTGCGGTATAGGCATGTGGCGAAAACGCCTCATGGTTTTTCCTGTGTCAGGGTCAGTTCAATCCAGTCCTCAGTGCCGTCAGTGTGGATTTCCATTCGCGGCCACGCATTGATAGCGGAGGCGATGGCGGCTTTGCGGGTCATATCTTTGGCGTAGTAGGCATCTACAAAAGCCTCCACCACCTCATCAGGTATCTGCTCAGACTTAATCATTGTTTGTCTCCTGTAGCGCAACGGTGGCAGGATTGGACGCCATTGCCTGAGCCAGTTCCTTCTGGCTGTGTGGGTGATCGCCCCGATATTTCATTCGGTAGTAGGCATTCAGCTCCGCCTCACACTCGCGCAGCGCCGCCCGCAGCTTCGCCCTATCCTCCATCTGTCGCCGAATAACAGAATGGGCATCCCCTCCTGCGTCTACCCATTCAGCGATTTGACGCTTCAACCCCTCCACCCCTGCGGTGAGGCGGGTATTTTGATCAGTCAGCAACTGGACGTAGCCATCGCGGTCGTCGGCAAGCGCGTCTCGCTCTTCGGTGAGGCGGGTGATGGTGTCGGCAGCATATGTCAAATCCTCTTTGACAAACTGCCCTGACGGCAGACTTATCACTTCCGCCCATTGCCGAAGCAGTTGGGCGATGTTCTGCTCGTCCGTCATTCTGCGATCTGCGATTGGATCACTCATGCTTGTCTCCTGAGAGTGCGGCGCGGGCTTTGACCCTAAACTTCGGTTTCGCGCTCAGTCTGCGTTGCATTTCCACGAAAGTATCGGCCACGATCTCCAGACAGTTCAAGGCATTGTGTTCTTCGGAATTGTCTGCCTCCCGCAGATCATCAAACAGACATCGGCTCTTGAGCACTGAGATGTAAACTGTTGAGAGCTTGAGCATATGGGCGAATCGATCATCATCCATTCCTTCACTCACCAATCCCTCCCAGATGCTAGTGCAGCTGCTCTATGAGCCTCTGCCAACTCTTCTCGAAGCCGCCGGATTCTTCTGTCAGCATCGGCCAAGTCTTTCTGCAATTTCCTCACCGTCTCGCCCAATGCGCGATTAACGGTTTCAAGATCAGGTTCTCTGGTCATTAACGCCTCCTCTTCTTTTTGCCATACAACACAGACACGCCAACCTGGTGGCACCGTTTCGCCAAGGCCGCATTGCCTCGTGCTCCGCGCCAGCACATAGCCAAATGTTTCATGCCGTAATGTGTCTGCGTAGCGCACGATGCGCGCCGAATGTCGCCACGGTAGCCCATAGCCCGCGCTGTGCCGCGAAGCACCTGCAAGGGGCCGGATGCACTGCTTCGTTTGTTGTGGTTGTGGCATCGAACACCGCTCTCGATCTTTGCCATCTTCAAGGCGAATCCGACCGGCACGCCTTGCCGTCTTGCCTCCGATGTAACCAATCGAGTCGCATCTGAAGCATGTGCCAAGACACTTCCAGCCATCATCGCGGCGATCAGAACAAGATACCTCATCACGGCCAGTAAACTCCCATCAGGAAGCCAAGACCGACCATGATTGGGCCGCAGATCAGCCAGTCGATCAGGGAGAGCCGAGGGGCACAGCTCTCCCTGACCTGGGCAGGCTTGGCATACCGCTGATCATCAGCGGCCAATGAACCGGACAGAACGCCCGGATCTCCATGAAGCCACTCTTCTTGTGTGGCATCGTATTCATATTTCGCCATGACGTTCCTCCTTGAAACTATGGCAAGCCTAGACTAGAATTCTCAATCAATCGTTAACGCAAGCATCCGGTCTGCTCGCTCCCGGATGCTAGGGGCGGTGGCTATCCTCCTTTAGTTGCCGCCCCTCCCATATTCAAAAGAGACAGCAGCTTGTCGCTGGCATCAGTTGCGCCATAGCCAACAATAACGCGATGGCCGATGCTTTCCAAGTATGAAATCATGTCATCCTGATCCGATGAAGTACGCCCGCCTTTCTGACGCTTCATCTCGATCCATATTCCCCATGCCGGAATGAACAAGTCTGGCACGCCAGGAACAACGCCTTCGGCCTTCAGCTTCTTGGCCGTCGAGATGTTGCGCTTGCCGCCGTTCGGGATTGCAAAGATCAATACACGAGGCCACTTGGCGCGGAACCATTGAACGAATCCGGCTTGCTCGTCATGCTCAGAAGGGAGGGAAACCGTTGAACGCATCGCAGCCTTCTTTCTGTACCTCATCAGGTACAACGTCACGCCAATGAGTGCAATATCGAGCATCGTATAGGCTCATGCAATTAGAACAGCGGCTCTTGAAGTTCTGCCAACTCTTCGGCGGTGAGCCGCTTTGGCTGGCTGTAGTCGAGTTGTACAATGTCGTGGAACTTGTCATTCGGCTTCACCTTTATCCTGCGCGGCTTGATCCAGTGGTCGCATTCAAGCATGGCCTCTTCGGTGGTCATGGCAGACGCTCTTAGCGATGGCATCCGCTTCTGGTATCGCTCCGCAGCATAGCCTCCGTGGTCAGGGCATAGCCACTCAGAGACCTTGATCAGGCCGCAATAATAGGTGACGCGGATGCTGTCTGGCTTGCCTTCCTTGCGCCACTTTGCATAGCCCACATCGTCAACGTCAACCCATTCGGCCTGTACCTGTGTGGAGATCATCGCGCCAGAATATGCCTTCGTTCCGTGGTTGAATTGCGGAGGCGGGAATTCATGGCCGCACTCGATGCACATTCTAATAGCGGCATGATTGACAGTCAAACATTCTGGACATTTTTTGACCGGGGCTTGACCGTCTTCGGTGCGGCCTTTGATCTTCGGCTTGATCTTGTCGATGAAGCCGTGGCGCATCACGTTGTCGCCGTAGTCTAGCACCAGGCAGTTGTCTTTCCCCGGTGCAATGCGTGTGCCGCGCCCGACGATCTGGATGTATAGGCCGGTGCTTTCGGTGGCCCTTACGATTGCTACAAGATCGACATGCGGGACATTGAAGCCGGTAGTCAAAACGTTGACGTTGATCAAGCACTTGCTTCCGCCACGCCGGAATCGCTCGATCTTCTCGCCGCGTGCGCTCATGCCATCGGCACCCGTCACGACATCAGCCTCGATGCCATGCGTCTCAAATTCGGCACGGAGCAACTCGGCGTGATTGACACCGCAAGCAAAAACCAGCCACGCCTTGCGCTCTGCACCATAGCGCACGATTTCTGCAACTGTTTCTGTTACCAATTCCGGGTCCGATGCAGCCTTGGCTAGTTCACTCTCGATATATTCCCCGCCGCGTTTGCCGACGTTCGAGAGGTCGATTGTCTTGACGCCGCTCTTGCTGATCACCGGGGCTAGGAAGCCTTGCTCCATGAGATCGGCAACCGGAATATCGTATGCAATGCCGTCAAAGATCGCGTTGTCGCCTTCGTGCAGCCAGCCGCTATCAAGTCGGTATGGCGTAGCCGTGAGGCCAACCACCTTCACGCCGGGATTGCACACGCGAAGGTCCGAGAGGAATTTGTTGTAGCGTGTTGTTTCTTTGCGAGGACAGGTATGGCACTCATCTATAATAACCAGATCAGGCGCTGGCACCATCTGATAGGCCTTCTTGTGGATCGACTGAATGCCCGCAAATGTGATCGGCTTCCGCAGCACCTTCTTCTTGAGGCTGGCGCTATAGAAGCCAACATCTGCCTCTGGATAAAGCGCAACCAACTCACTGGCGTTCTGCTCCAGCAACTCCTTGACATGCGTCAAGATCAGAACGCGCGTGCCGGGATAACTCATCGCATCCTTGATCAAGTGCGCGATGATCAGGCTCTTGCCCGAGCCAGTCGGAGCGACGATGATCGGGTTGTCGCCCTTCTTGTCTGACCAATAATTATATAGGCCATCAATGGCGGCGCGTTGATAGGGGCGGAGTTCTAGCACTTGCTGAACTCCCTGCCCTTGTTCCGCACGATCTCACCGTCTTCGTTGATGTAGTCGATCCAATCCTCGCCGCTGTCATGCACCGGCAACTTCACCAGTGCCGGATTGTATATGTGATCACCGCAGCCGCTGCGCTGGTCTATCTCATCGATTGCCTTCTTGTGCCTGGCGCATGACCAGCCTTCGGTCTCTGCCGTCGAGAAGGCGCATGTGCGGCAGTTCAGTTCCGCAGTGCCATCGCCGTGGCAGATCGAATGATACGGACAGAACTTGCACTCGAACCATGCCGGATCATTGCTGATTCCAAGCGGTGGTCGTTCGATCGATATGATCGCTCTGGCCTTCTCGATAAGCGACTCTGCAAAGGCATGATCGACCTTCAGCCGTTCTGCGTAAATCTCATCGGTGTTCTTGTTGACCGAAATGAACAGACACCGATCCAGCCCGCTCAAGTGCATTCCGATCTGGCACTGTGCATAGTAGACCGGCTTCGCCTTCTCGACGCCGAGGTTGCACAGCACCTTGAAATACTTCTCGCTCATGGTCTTCACTTCGAGCGTGTGGACCTTGGAACTTTCCGGCAAGCCTTCGACCACTCCGTCCAGGCTCAAGGCAAAATGCCCGCCAACTGCCGTATATCGGAACTGCTGGCCTGTTGCAGGATCACGATCCCATACCGTGCAACCGGCGGCTCGAAGGTTCTGAATCACCCGCAGTTCCTCGCGTTCGCCAGTCTCGAAGAGGCGCAAAATGCGGCCTTCGTGTTTCTCGGTATAGGTCCACCGGAATTGATACCAAAGCGCACGAGAACAGATGTTCCCAATCTGCGACCCGCCAAGATGCGGTCTGTGTGCGTTGCGGCGGTTCTCTTCGTATCGCTGATAGATCGCCTTTACGATTGGCGATGTCATGTCTAGTTTCATACCTATTCCCTCCCTGTCACGCTCTCAACCAACCTTCGCTCGTAGCCCATCAACAGGCAAATGGTTTTCACTGGTGTGGCTTTATCATGTAGCCACTTGACGATCTTCATTCGCCTGATCGTGATTTCCTTGGTCATGTTTGCATCTTGCTGGGCAATGACGCGCTTGTAATAGTCGCTCGTGGCCGTGTCGCTTGCTCCGAAGTTCCTGGCAATGTCCTTCCAAGAACGTCCCTTGATCCGCAGCTTCTCCATCCGCTGAAAGTCCTCCATTGACCAATCGCGGCGAACAATTTGCGCCTTGGGCCGATCTTCCTCACCGTCAGTCCATGTGTAGCGTTTGAACTGCGGAATGAAGTCAACCGCAACATCATTCCAGACGATCCGGCCTTCGACATCGAAGCTCCAGAAGTTGCCGTCCAGCTGCTGCTTCATAAGGCGTTCGATTGCATAGGTGTCGGTGGTCATGTGATCCTCCCTCGTAATAGGGGCGACCCGTAAGAGCCGCCCCGCTCTTTAATATGCTGCGCTACTTCTTCTTCCAGGGTGGCGTTGCAGCAGCCGCAGGTGCAGCAGCCGGTGCTCCACCTTCGCACGGCTCATATCCAGCAATCTCATTCGATGCTTGATAGTTGCCCTCGGCGGGCTTTACCTTGACCGTGATCATCATCGGCTTGTCGTGAAGGTCCGAACTCTCGTTCGGCATCATCACACCAACCGAGCGGCAGATGGCCGAGAGCGTGCGCTGGGCAATCTCCTCCGCCGTCTTGTTCGGGTTGTTGAGGTTGAGCCGGTCCATCAGGCTGACGCCTTGATGCGGCCCCTCGATGATCTGGCAGGTGAGCACCAGCATGGAGCCCGTCTGCGCCTTGGTGGGACGCTCCTCGCTCTTCGTGATCACGGCCTTGTACTTGCCAGCCGGGATGACTTCGCGCGGCGCACTCGGCTCCACGACATTCGCATCGAATCCATTCAGTCTCATTCTCTTCTCCTGCCA